CGGTCGTAGAAGACAGCGCGGTCAATGGCGTGCGGGATGTAGGTCAGTTCTTCTCTTGGGATGCCAGCCTTCAGGAGTCTGTCCTCACCGAAGCGGCTCATTGCGATGACGTGATGCTTCCCTTCCAATGCGAACTTGGCAACGCCAGGTGGCACTGGGTCGTGGTCAATCGGTGTCCAGCAGGCGAGGTTCAACTCCTTGAATGCCTCGATGCCGTTCAGCGGCCAGAGGTCAAAGAGGATCACGCCGAAGCCTGGCTGGTCGCCGACCCACGCCTTGATGTTCTCAGGTGCAGCGTCAAGCGAGTAGCGGATCAGACCTTCAGGAAAGATCGGGTGACCGTGTGAGCAGTTCATCATCACGGCAGCGCCGTGGTTCGCGCTGATCGCAACCTCGTGTCCGTCTCTCACCATCTGGTGAACGACCTGTGCTGTCTGCATCCCATAGCCCGAAGGGATGTGGCAAGCGTTTGAGTACCACGCGATGCGGCTCATTGTCCTCTCTCCTCTGCTCCTACTTGTGCTTGGTCAAGCGACCGTGGCACGGTCTGCATACTACCCGAAGCCTGTGCTCTGGCGCTAGTAGCGGACCGCCCTTGCTGATCGGATCAAGGTGGTCAACCGTAAGGTTGCGCGTTGTGCCGCACACCTCACACCAGCCACGCTTGCTCCTGATCTGGCTGCTCAGCTTCTTCCAGGCTGGGTCAGCGTATGGGTTGGGTCTGCCCTCTTTCCACCGGCTCTGCGCCGCTGCTCGATGTGTCTGGCATCTGTTGCCCACCATTGTCAGCACGCCGCAGTCAAGGCACGGCCGCTGGAAGGTCACGCCTTCGGGAACTCTGGCAGCGGCAGACCAGGCGCGATCACCTTCGCCAAGTGATCCACCACGCGCTCGGTTGCATCCTCGTAGAGCGGGTCATAGATAGCCCAGGCAATCTTGCCGAACGCTTCCTCCATCGCCTCAACGGTCTGATCGAGTCTGGCTGTCACGACGTGCAGCATCTCGTGCGTCAGCACCTCGCGCTGGAGTTCTGGCGTTTGCTTCCAGAAGTCGTGGCTCACGCGCAGCTCTGCGGTCTCAGCCTGTGCGTGCGGGTTGATGTCAGCCCACGCTTCTACGTCTGACGCATCACGAGCCACGGTGATCTTCCAATGGGAGACGTTGAGCGCAGCCTGAAGGTCGGCAACGTATGCCTCAAGCACGTCGTATTTGTCAGGCTTCGGTGCTGCGGCCACGTGTCCTCCTGTCCTCGTGAAGTAAGCCTGCCGATGGGAGGACTCCACCGGCAGGCGATGGGCCGCGCCGAAGCGCGGCTCGCCGGCTAGTCTACGGCTTCCGCCACACGGTCACGTAGGAGTCTTGGATCGGCTCAACTCCGAGGCTGCTGAGCCACGCTCTCACGAAGCGATCCTTGCCGTTGCCATTGACCTTGCAGTCATCCACAGCAATCAGGCATCCAGACGGCAGTCGTGGGTAGATGCTGGCAAGTTCGGCGAGGTGATGGGTGGGTGACTCAATGCCATCAGTCAGGTCAAACGAATCTAGATACAGGAAGTCCAACTGCTCAGGGTGCGGGATCATCCGCAGCCCTTGCACGGAGTCAATGCACTGCACGTCCACCAGCGGTGCCACGCTCTTGGCGTATGCCACGGCGTTTGGGTTGATGTCAAAGGAGATGGCGCTGCCGCCGGTGCGCTCGATGATCCAGTTCCAGACCTGCGTGCTCTGTCCATCTCCGTTCCAGTTATCAGCCTGTCGCGCGCAACCAGTCTCTGCGATGTGCACTGGACCTTGCTTGGCGAGGAGATAGTAGGCAATGATCTTGAAGGCTGGCCATCGGCGCTCTTCTCCAACAGCGCGCTTGAAGGCGCGGTCAAACTCGGCGAGACTCATTCCCCTGCCACCTTGTAGGAGTTCGTTGAGCAGGTGACGTTGAAGATCAGCCCATTGACCTCCTTGAGTTTGTCGTCCACTGCCCCAGCCAGCCCGCACAACTTGCAGACGGCAACCCAGTCCTCGTCAGCCACGAGCGTGTCAAAGCCGTGCGGATACTTGGCACGCGCCTCCTGCTCGTCCAGCTTCTCGTCAATCATCAGAGACTGACCAAGGGTCATCGTGTTCTGCTCCCAGTCAATCACGTGCTGGAGCGCGTCCTGCGCGAGCACTGTCGCTGCGTGCATCGCTGCGCCACGCCAGCCCTCTCGGTTGATCTGGTATCGCTCTTTGGTCATTCCTCTCGGCTTGGCGTCTCGCTTCTTCTTGGCTTTGTTGGTGTGCGGCCGCAGCATCTCAATGGTGCGCCAGCCGTCCTCTGCAACTGCGCCGAAGAGACCAATGAAGCGTTGCTCGACTTCTTCCGGCACGCGGCGCTCTTCAGCGACGTAGGCGTAGCAGGAGCGGCGGCTGATCTCTAGCGCGTCAGCGAGTGCCTCAATGCGACCGCGTGGGGTCTTCCGTGGGAATGCGTGCCTGGCGATGATCCTCATCCAGTCGCCACGAATGGAACGAACGGTTCGCATAACCCTCCCTCTGCTCAGGGACGAGTGTCATCCCATTCCGTGATTATGACGCGCACGACCCCAAGATGCAAGTCGCGCAATGCGGCGAAGGCGTGCGGTGACAAGTCAATGCTGCGACTGCGCTTCGTCCACTTGCGCTTCAAGTCTTTATGGCAGCGGCCGCAGTAGTCGGCGACGAGGACGATGACGCAACGCTCAGGCTTATCGGCGCGGCAGACCTTGATCTGGTACGGATCGTCGCCCCAACGGAATGTGCCGACCGCTGCGTAGTGCTTCGTGCCGCCGCGTGTGTACCACGCATTGTTCTTTGTTGCGTCGTACCACGATGCGACGCCGCGCACTGGGATGCCGTGAGGCGTCCGCACTGGCACACTTGGATGGACAGTCAAGATGACCGCCATCAAGAGTGCAATCACTCAGGCGGCTCCGCTGCGACGAACCAATCGCAGAAGTCGTCAAGGTCAAGGATGATCACGGCGCGACGGCGACCACCGCCAACGCCAGGACTGTCGCCGATCACCAAGCCACGCAGCTGATCGCCCTTCACCGGCACTGTCTGCAACCAGTCCCACTGGCGCTCGCTGAAGCTGCCGCCCACCTTGCACTGCACGGCGAGCCAATCGTTCGCAACGTCTTGCTTGCCGCCGAACTGCCCGACGCGCTGACCGAGCAGGCGCTTGGCAACCTCGCGCTCAAACGCATTGCCACGAGCGCGGCTGTTCTTCCCCTTGCGGCTCTTTGCAGGATCAATCATCTTCTTGGTGGCTTCGTCCTTGAAGTAGCCCATCAGACGAGCCTCGCCAGCAGCGCAGTGCCGCCGTCGCTCAAGGTGAAACGGCTCGGCTGCACAATCATCACGCCGTGCTTGATTAAGTCAGCGTTGGTCTTGCGGTTGCCGATGCCTTCGTACAGGAAGAACCATCCATCTGGCGCAATGGCGTCGGCGTAGCGTTGGCTCAGGATGCACCAGACGCGGCCAGAGACTCCTGGCTCGTAGCACCACGCATCGGGACCCTCCTGGACGGCGATGACTTGATCGTCAAGGAACGGAGCCTTCCGCTCGATGCGGCTCACTTCACGCAGCTCCTGTGGTACCAGGCGAAGCGCGTGTGCCGCTTGTTGGCGACAAAGGTGATCACCTTGACGCGCCACGACTCCTTCAGCGTGTTGAGTACGCCAGCGCAGGAGCCGCACGAGGTCAGCCTGAAGACAGGCTCCTTGCGCGGTCCACCTCGCTGTGCTTTTACTGCTGCCACATTGTGCTCCTTGCGATCCAGACCACGGTGGCAATCGCCACGATGAGGTAGATGGTAGCCGCTCCACCGCCGCCGTTCTTACTCACCTTCGGCAGAGTCGCCGCGATCAGGAAGGCGAGCATCAGGTTCAGCCCAGCGATAAACACGCCGAGGCTGTCCCAGCCGCTCAATGCCCGACTCCGTTCAGGGTCGTGACCAGACGAGCGACCATCTTCTCAATCGCCTCCTGCGCGGTTGCGCCGGTGGCTGTGATCTCGCCATCCTCGTCGTCAAGGATGACCGTCCAAACGCCGTCAATCTGAAGGCAGTCCTGGACTCGATAGCCGACCTGCGCGGCCAGCACTTCAAGCTCGTTCATACAACCTCCTCCATCGCATCAGTGATCTGACGATACGCCTCTTCTGTTGAGATCTCCGAGGTGTCCACCGTAAGGTCTGCCCTACTGTCTGTCCAGCCCCTTTCCGTGATGTCAGCGGCTCCGTACAGGTTGCCGCCCACCCTCTCGCGCCTGACCTCCTCCGAGGCTGTCAGCCGAACGATAAAGATGTCTGGGTCAATGGCTCGGAGGTACTGCACTTCGGCATCCAGCCGCACGTCATCCACCACGACGCCGAAGCCGATCCGCTTCAGCTCAAAGTAGTCCTTGCGCCAGACCCGCAACCAGAAGTGCGTGTCAACGCCTCGCATCGCCGCCCCAATGTCTTGCAGCAGCTCTCTGCCGGTCAAGGTGCTGTCGCCGAAGTTGCGGCTCACGGTGATTGACTCGCTCTTGCCGAGGTCGTTGTACGCCATCGCAGCAATGTGCTTGATGGCATCCGCAATGCCGTGCCGACGGTACTCACGATGCTCCACGAAGAGCGACGCGATGGTGGACTTGCCGCTGCCTTGCGGCCCAAGAATCGCCAACGACCTCACGGAAGCCTCATCGCTTCTACGACCGGCAGGAAGCCGACCACCTTG